TTGGCAAAGAAATCCGCCTTGAGGTTGACCGCGAGCTTATCGAAGACCTTCGTGGCATTGCCTACGACCTCTCTGGTAAGGCGGGCATGTTCGACTACGCAATGCTTGATCAGCACGACAAGCAGACCAACGTCATGAACTTCAACCCAAGCGCAGACTCTGAGTTTGGTAAGTTCAACTTCCTCGGAACTGATGGTTCTGACCTAGGTCTTCCTGGCGTAACGACTGCCGTTGGTGGCAACAAGAACATCTGGCTTGTTGACCTCACCTCCAGCGCCTTCAACTTCGCTCCCCGCCACGTTGGAGATATCTACAGCAACCTTCTTGCTGTAATCAACTTCGCCTCCCAGGACATCTACACCACCACTCAGCGTGGTGCAGGTAACTGGATCATCTGCGCCCCCGCAGTAGCTACTCTCCTTGAGTCCGCTGCTCGTCTCCAGGGTGGTATCGAGAAGGCCGATGGCCCCACTAACTTCGGTCCTGGTAGCATCCAGTTCCGTGGCAAGTTCATGGGTCGCTACGATCTCTTTGTTGATCCTCTCTACCCAGAGGGTGAGATCCTTATGGGCTACAAGGGTGGTTCTACCATGGACGGTGGCTTCATTTACGCCCCCTACATCCCCTTCCAGGCCCTGCCAACTCTCACGGACCCCGAGTCCTTCCAGCCTAGAAAGGGTATCCTTACCCGTTACGGTAAGGTCGCAATTGCACCAACCAGTCGCTTCTATCGCGTAATCCGCATCGTCGGTCCTGGTGGTCTATACGCTCCTTTCAAGAACGTCTCTGGTAAGTGACCTAGCTGACAGCTAAAAGCAGCCACTCTTCTTCGATGAAGGGTGGCTGCTTGTCTATATACAGTAGATGTATAGGTATAGGAGCGTGTGCAGGTTCCCCATGCTGGTTCTTGTAGGGGATACGATAACTCATATTAGACCTAATCAAGTGATTGAGTCTGAGTATAGCCTATCGTATCCGCATCTAAAGGACATCACTCCAAAGCCTAAGAAGCAGACCAAGAAGAGGAGCTATGGCACAAGTAGTAATTCCTGACGTTACCACATATGGTAACACCTATAGCCGACAAGCCTATAGGAACATGTCCGACAACGAAACTCCTGGCGAGATAGATGTAGATAATCTAAACAGGACTCGCCTATCCGATCAGGTAGAGTTTAATGAGATAGAGGAGCAGATCCGAGACTACGTGCTTGCCTCATTAGGACACCCAGTAGTGCGTGTTGAGCTAGTGGATCACCAACTAAAGGTGTGTATGGACGAGGCTCTAACTGAGCTAGAGTATCACGCACCTCACCTCACCCGTCAGATGTGCATGATCCAGCTAACCCCTGGCGTATCCGTGTATCAGCTACCTAAGAGCATCATACGTAACATTAACCACGTAACTTACAAGAAGAACCTAATGGCTCTGCAAGCTAGCAGAGGAACCCTAGAGTTCGACTTCCTCTTATCTATGTTCCAGGGCGGAACTAACTTCCTAGAAGGTCTTGGAATAGGAGACTTCTATCTACTACAGTCCACCATGGAGACTACTCGCCGCATCTTAGGACAGGACGGTGCCTTCGAGATTCTAGATGGTCAGTATCTACAACTGCATCCTATTCCTGTAACTGACGATACAGCTATCATTGAGTTTCGTGGACTCAACTCAGAAACACTTTCCCCTAAGCTACGCAACTGGGTTCAGAGATTCTCTACTGCCTGTGCCAAAGAGATCCTAGGACAGGTTCGTGGAAAGTTTAACTCCGTCCCTGGTCCAGGCGGGGGAACACAGTTAAATGGAACTGTCTTACTACAGCAAGCTCAACAGGAGAAGGCTGCTCTTCGTCAAGAGTTAATGACGGAGATAGAAGAACCACCCATCTTTACCACTGGTTGATATGAATAGGAAGTTCAAAGTAACGAGGCAGATGGACGGACTCCCTGAATTACAGGGGGCTACGCCTTTATCATTCTTTGATCCTACCAACCCTGATGTAAACCTATTCAACTTGGTTGATGATGAGATCATCCGTATCACAGGTTCTCCTCTTAACTATTACAAGTCCTACGTGGAGTCGGACTATGATGATGTATACCTAGAGGCAAGGAACCGAACCGTTGCTAGCGAGCCTATTCAGGTCCACGGTTTCTATGAGCCATCTGTTGTTGAAGAGACACTCAGCCAATTCGGGATTGAGATCACCAATGACCAGATGTTTGTATTTAATAAGAGTTACATTGAGAAAGCCCTTCACCGTGAGCCCAGGATTGGTGATCAAATCAAGCCGCAGTTCCAGAACATACGCTACGAAGTGGTCGAGGTTCAAGAAGATTCGTTCGAGCTTTACGGCGTTTACCACTCGGTTGTGACAGCTAAGATCCTCCGTGATGATGAGGAGACTGTTAACGAACCTATTACCGACGTTGCTCCTGATGTCGGTGGAGACATTGGAGGATACGATGACCTATGAGTGAGATCAGAGACTTCATGATCAGGGAAGGTATTCCTTTCAACACAAACTCAGGACGAAGCTCTAGAACGCTTCTGTCCCAGCTAATCTCCATGATGGAGAACGATAGTAGCTTTAAGCACGACTACTACAAGGAGCTATTACGAACCCTTCTACATCAGATCCCTCTTTCCTATATCAACGATCAAGGACAAAGGGTTGATGTAAAGATGCACCATGGTAGGCAGGACAGGCTGGTAGCCAAGATGTTCCAAGAGAATAACCTAATTCTCCCATACTCTACCATCTACCAGTCTGCTATAGAGAATGACGCGGATAGGCACAGGACCTCACTAAACATCCTGGCACGCTCCGTGTGGGACGATGAGACTCAGAGAGCAGTCCGCATCATCTCCTTACCTGACGTGCCTGTGAAGCTCACCTACAGACTGTCTCTATGGACGAGGCACCTTGGGGATCTGGACCAGATTGCAGCGCAGATTCGCAGCAGGTTCCACCCAGACATTACATTACAAACTCCTTGGTCTCATCTGACCAAGGCTTACCTGACACAGGAAGAGGATGATGGTTCGATTGATGCACAGGATCGGGAAGATCGTGTGCTTAGACGTAACTTTGACATCACAGTTGAAACCTACATCCCATCCCCAGAATATAGAGTGACGAGCAGTGGAAAGATTGAGAAGTTCACAGTAGATGTTGATCTTGGTGATAAGATTACTGAAAGGGTTATTAGAGAACCTTTAGACTACACCAACTTGCTCGACCCAGAAACCGACTGGACTGTCGGAACGGGAAGCGTCAATGGCTGGTCCCCTGTAGGCGCTCCTGGAGAAGACTCCCGCAAAACGCTGACTAACCCCCACGGCAACAACGCAGTTGTGTGGGTTGCAGAGAATATTGAGAGTGCCGTTTCATTCGATGGCGGGTTCAAAAGTCCAATTCCAATGGCGGTAGACCCGACCAAAACTTATCGCAGGTCTGTCTGGTTCAAGGTGCAAGACGCCACAGATGGGCGGCTCCGTATTACGCAGCAGCAGGCTCGCACTGAGATTTCACCGGGGTCATCTACTATAGATGTTATTTTCTTTGCGGGCTTGACAGGCCTTGCTCAAGTAGGTGAGTGGTATCTGGCGGTTTCTTACATTCATCCTTACACCTACACGGGAGCTTCGACGGGACTGTCTAAAATCTACTCCGCAGACGGAACTGCCGTGGCCGAAATCAGAGAGTTCACTTTCAATAGCGCAGCAGATATAACTGACTTTTTGCAAGTAGGGTTTTTCAGTGACCCCACCGACAACAATGAGGAGGTCTGGTTCTGGGACCCGCGCTACGATCTTGTTGATGGAACAGAACCTACGATATCAGAACTAATCAATCGTCCCTATTACCCTGAGGACTAAATACACATAAGGACTCGCACATGGCACAAGTAAACCTATTTGAGTGGGATGGCAGCTACGCCATCTCTGGATCTATTACACCCGCTCTACCCGACAATAAAGACGGTGTAGTAACCATTAGAGCAGTTGGAGTTGATGAACGCATCACCTTCCAGGCTGCTCCAGGAGACGAAGTAAATCAGATCGACAGCGAGACTACGGACATTATTATCAATGTTCCTGGTGGTTCAGATCACTTCCTTATCCCAGTAGATATCTCAGATACTATAGAAGAGGAAGGTGACCTAGCTGTTAACCTCTCCATCATTAGCTTTGAAGTAGGTGGAGGCTCTGTGCCAACCTCTATCTCTACTGATGCTGCCTTAGAGGTTACCATTGTCGATGACGAGGTTACTGCTGATTTCACCATTGGACAGCTTCCATCTGTTTTAGACTACGACAACCCTGCAACGCTTGATCTTCTCCTCAGCCGATTTACCTCTGAGGATATCGTAATTGCTACTACTGTTGTTACTAGTAACGGTCTAGGATTAGACGACATTAGTGTTCCTGCTACTGTCACCATCCCTGGAAACGCCACTGGTGCTGGTTCCCTATCCGCTGTCCTAGACATGACGGTCCTTAGCCCTTACGCTCAAGGAACTGCCACAATTACTGTTCAGGTTCAGTCAGGCAATGCTGTAGGTCTTTATACCTTCAACGTAGCGGTAACTGCAACACAAGAGCCTACCACATACACGGCCCAGTTCTTCTCTTCCGCTCCTCTGCTTAGGCAGGAGTGGCTAGGTGGTAACGCAGGTATGAATGTAGTATTCAACCAATCCATTCCTACTGCTGCCACCTTAACTCTTACTTGCTCTCCTGCACCTGACGTTCGCCTAAAGAACACAGCTACTGGTGAGCAACTACTAAGCACTTTTACTGTTTCAGTTCCCGCTAACCGCTCTAGCGTCGAGCTTCCTGTCTCAATCATTGATGCTCCTGGTGACCAAGGTGATGCAACTTACGTATTTACAATCACTGACTTCTCTCCTAACTCTACTGGAGCATTCACCGCAGAACTAGGATCCCTTACTACTAAGACCCTTACCATTCTAGATGATGAGACTCCTGCTGTCACTGTTCTTACCTCACCTGAGGATGGTAATATTCTTGGAGAGGGTGACGACGCTGTCTTCACTGTAACCCTTAGCCGTGGTGTGTCTCAGGACATTACTGTTCAGCTATCTAAGACTGGTGGAGATGCAGTAGAGGGCATAGACTTCGACTGGGCAGGTGACCGTGTAACAGTTCCCGCTTATGCTACTCAGGCCACTGGAGGTCAGATCATAGTTCTATCCAACGCATTCCCCAGCCGCACGCTAGAGGTCGCAGGCAACGTGATTGCTGGAGGGGCACTCTCCCTACCCACTGACGACACTGTAACCTTCACCACCAACGGTGATGGCAACCCTGTTGAAGTTCAGTTCGATGGCATCACTGGTGATGCTACTGAGGGCGGTGCTTTCGACCTTACCTTCGTTGCAGATGTCGCCCTTCCTGAGGAGCTTGCACTTACTGTAAAGTTCCCCGAGGATCGTTTCCCTGGCCTAGCAGCAGAGGGTTACGAGCAAGAGATTATCATGCCTGCTGGCGTGACTACTTACACTTGGACAGGTATCATTCCTGACACAGACACTACCACTACCTCTGAGCTAGAGACGTGGACCTTGCTGTCTGTTGCGCCAACTGTAACCAACAACATCTCCACCCCAGCACTAGGCGCACAGGTTACTGCTGACATCTTCGTTACGGATAACGACATTCCAGCCAACCTAGGCTTCACTGTCGCTGCTGTCCAGGCCGACGCAGGTGACACTGTCTCCCTTGAGATCCGTGGTGATCGCACAGTCCCACAGGATACTACCATCAACCTCACCTACGGAGGTGCTATCGCTGCCGACCTTGCAGGCCCAGCAACTGCCCTTATCCGTGCTGGATCTGACCGTGTAGCCTTCGACGTAGTCATCGCTGGTGGATCCTCTGGTGGTGCTGCAACCGTAGATGGTGCAGTGGACGCAGGCTCTACCGCCTTTGCTTCCTTTGCTGGCACTTCACAGGTTAGCTTCAACGTTGGTGGCGCTCCCATAACCAACAGCTTCGTAACCCTTGACAACGCTGGAACAATAAGCTTTGATGTAAACGAGTGGGATGGAGGAACCTATACCTTCAATGGCACTGTTGATCCTGTCATGCCTGTCGGTGGTGATGTCACACTTTGCTGTGTTCCTTACGACATTGGTGGTGGTAACAGCTTCTCTGACCCCCGTGTAACCTTTACTCATGGTCTACAGACTAGCACCATTACCATCCCTATTGGTGCAGGACAAGCCTCCTTCTCCTACGAGCTACATGTCTCTGGTGACACCACGGACAACAGCACTCAGCCCAACATCGCTCCTGGAGGACTATCCACCAAGAGACTATTCAAGGTTGGCATCTACGATGCTAACTCTACCAGCCACGCAGCTACTATTCCTACTCAAGGTAACGCTAACTACGACTACATTACCATCAATGATGACGATGTAGCTACTGGAATGGACTGGGACATCGACACTACCTCTGTGTTTGTGGATGATACTACTGGTCACGACATTACTGTTACCATCAACCTAGATCATGCTGTATCTGCTGACGCTGAGTTCGGATTCATTAGAACATGGCGCGAGGCATTCGTAGGTGGAGAGGTAACTCTTCCAGTCATCACTGTCCCCGCCCACGCAACCACTGCAACTGGAACCATCACTGTTGAGCCTGGAACATATCAGGACTTCAACCTTACTCTATCTGCTGGTGAGATCGCAGGAAATGATCTTGTTGTTCTAGACGGAGCAGACCAAGTTGCTCGCACTGTAGTCTGTCCTGACGAGCCAGTGGATCCAGGGGTAGCCCAGGGCGCTCCATCACAAATCGTCCACAGAGTTCCAGGACAGAGCTACCTAGCTACTCGCAACGCTACTGGTCCACTACAGTTCGCCACTGGTCAGTTTGATCTACTCCTACAGACCGTGGTTCCCATCGACCCTGTAGTTCCAACTGCTCTCCCCTTCTTCACTATCGACGGCAACCACGCTGACGTATTCCCTGTTAGCTATGACCACGATGGTAAGGTAAGAACTGTTCAGGTTGTTGGACCAGCCGACACCTCTTATGTCTTTGAGAGTGTAGACCTTGCCCTTACTGCTAACAGCATTGCTGGTAGCGGTATCCTAGAGCAGGTTACATCTCCAGGCTCTCCCACCCAGACGCTTACAGAAGTAAACCTATCAGAGCTAGACCTTAGCCTCTGGCTAGATGATGGCTCTCAGGCAGTAGAGGTTAAGACTAAGAAGATCACCAACTGGGATCTCGTAGAGACTGTTCGCTCTGGTGCATACATTAAGGAAGAGCATCGCTTCGCACAGTTTGATATCTACCCTGCTGGATACACTGCTCCTACTGGCTACTCACCTAAGGTCCTAGGTGTTCACGCATGGATTACTCAGCGCTCTGACGTAAACGTGGCAGAGATTACCTTCAAGATCGCCAACGATGTGTTCGATGATACTATCGGTGATCGTGGAGCAGATCACCCTGAGGTCAACGGAGAGGTTTGGTTCTATGGTATCAAGGTAAACTCTCCTGCTGGCTTCGGCTGCTTTGAGGGTAGCCAGTGGACCAACAATGGTGGAAACGTTGACATCATCCCCACCGATCCTAGCATCGACTCAGTAAACGGATGGCTAGTTCGCCCTCTTAACAGTGCCAACCCTGACGCAGTTCAGACCTCAGTCACTAGGGGCAACACCATTCTACAGCCTCTACCCAAGCAGGCTAGACTATACCGCAAGACTGTAATTGGTAGACTCAACAACCAGGGTCGCGCACTTGCTGTATACCTTAACCGCTTCGGTGGCTACGGCATCTCTTACCCACTAGCCTTTGATGGTGATAAGCCACTTGGCAACAACTATCAAGCCAAGCGTGGCTATGGTTCCCAGCAGGACTACCTACCCAGCATCGACAGCGCTAACGCAGCAGCTAGAGATGATGTAGAGGTTGCATGGTATGCCCAGTTCGGCTCTGGCCGTGAAGTCTTCCGTGCTAGAACTACTGGAACCCTACGCATAATGCGCTCTGCCTGTAGGATGGAGAGCCAATATGAGGGTCCTGAGGAAGGCGGTCTAGTCGCTGGTCTTGGCTGGGAGGCATACTCCTATGGTAAGATCTTCGATGACGAGACAGACCGTCGTAAGTATAACTCTTGGTTCCGTCCCTACATGCACAAGACCATCCAACAAGGTGGTGGCAAGGGTATTGTTCCTCGCGTAGGATACGGCCAGTGCCCAGAGGATATCGAGCTTGGCTGGATGCAGCTACAGTATGTCTCACACAGGGCACGCACCTCAATGACCAACCTTCAAGGTAAGGTCGTTGAGCCTGAGCAGATCGCTAAGGTTACTGGAGACTTCCACAACGCTGGTGTCCCCATCCTTCCCTGGCAGCTTGACACCTGGAGAGGTGCTGCAAAGGCAGGTAACCATCCCTGGTTCTGGGGTCCACTCAAGGACAGTAACCTTAACCCAACCACTAAGGCTAGCATGACCAACGGTCATGAGGTTAACCCACCCCTAGCTCCAACCAACCGCTTCTGGAACGCACCAGCAGCAGGTCTTCCTACTACATACGCTCACGTTGATCAGAGTGTTGGTGCCACAGAGCGCTCGAAGATGAAGATCATGTTCAGTGATGGCTACACCACTAGCGTTGATCAGTTCATGTCCACCGATGGTGAGCATCACTGGCGCTTCACCTTCATGACCCAGGCACCTATCTGGTTCGGCAACATGGGTCCAGTTAAGCATTACATGCAGCAGGACGCTGCCTTCGTGCGCCACTGCCACAGCCAGTATGACACCATGGGTGACTACGTCCACCAGGGCACCACCTATCAGCAGAAGGGACGTGATGCATACAAGAGACTGAACCTCAAGTATCTCGCAGACAACGGAACCCATCGTATCAACAGTTCAGTAGGCTCCCAGCACACTAACCGCGCTCAGGGGGAGCCCCTTGATTCTATCGGTATGGCTTTCAGTGTTCTTGGCGACGAGACTAAGCGTGCCAAGCTAAAGTCTGAGTGGCTACCTACACTTGTAGATGCTACTAAGGCAGTCATCTTCCCACTAGGTATCTCTCGTAGCAACGATGGACTCCAGAGCTACGCTAACGACGGCAGCCTTGGAGCCTCTCAGTGGGACAGCACTTGGCAGGAGCTATGCTACCTAGAGAGTGGACTGTCTGGTGTTCAGGATATCCTTGACCTAGATGATGCCAACTTCCTCCTCGAAGAAGGGCGTCGTCGTGGTGCAGGCAACCTTACAGTGGGCACTGGAGGTGGATACCTTACCCACACCCAGGCAATCACTTCTTACATCTACTTCGCACACGGTATCTTTGGTTGTGCTGTAGCCTTCGAGGGCGTGGAGCCTGGAAACCTAGGAAACCTAGGTAACGCCATCCTCACAACCACTGCCTACCTACCACTACGTCAGTGGCAGTGGACTGACCGTCGTCGTGAGCTTATGTCTCCTGACCTTAGTGCCTGGAGTAACACCGACACTGAGTTCTGGCGTGCCATTGATGATAATAACCGTGAGTTCTACTGCCCACAGACTGGTCTTATCACTGGTGCAGGCGGTGTCAACGGAACCTTCAAGCCCGCCATGGACTTCGTTCCCTGGTCATGGCCTAACAGCACCGTTACGTCTTGGTTTGTAACTGGTCACCGTCCTATCCGTGACGCACTACACCAAGGTATTGCCTACCGCATGACTGGTGACCGCCGCTTCTTGCTCTGGGGAGCCCAGCAGATGTTCGACCAGTGGACTAACTGTGACTGGGATGCTAGCTGGAACCCACTGACCCAGAACGATAACTATGTCGAGTGTGATCATATCAACGCAGGGACTTACACCTCCCTTGTCCCAACCACACCAGCCAACGCTGCCCGTCTATGGCAGTGGGGTGCTGCACAGGACTACTACTCCATCACTCAGAACAGCACCATCGAGCCTCCCACTATGGTTGATCCTATGGGCGCTCACATGGCTGGCTGGGCTGGTGAGTGTATCCATCTAGACTGGAACCTAACCTACGATCCTAAGAGACCTCCCAACTACGATGAGGTCAAGGCTACTCCTCACGGTGCTGCCTACTTCGCAGAGGCCACTGGTGCTGGTGGAGGCGTAGGTTTCCCAGAGACCACTAAGAAGACCACTGGTGTTATCGCAGACTTCATCCTTAGCGGTGGTGTCATGGAGGACCTTGTCTCTGGTCTATCTGTTGTTGATAGCGGACAAGGTGTCGTAACTGTCAACGAGGTTGATGGTGTTAAATTCCTCACCCTTGCTGATGGTATGCTTACCATTCCAACTGCTGACGCAGACCAGATCCGTGACGCTATCGTTGCTGCTGGTAACAACGCAGTTACTATCGAGGCTTGGGTTCGCTCACACGACATAACCAACGAAGGTCCTGCCCGTATTATGTCATGGACTGACGCTGCTACTCCAACAGGAGCCCGCAACGTTTCTCTAACTCAGAGCAAGTGGGGTAATGCTACTGACTACCACGGTGCTCTTGGTATGCAGACAGGAACCGTAGGTAAGTATGCTGCTCCTACTGCACCCCAGCACTATCTCAAGCAGGATAAACTACATCACATTGTCCTAAGTATTGAGGGTCTAAACGCCAGCGGGTGGGTTAACACATTCTGTGATGGCGGATCTGTTATCAACCAGCACGTTAGCAACACTGACGCTCCTCTAGTTAGACAACTTGGACGCCAGCCACAAGACTGGGTAGCAGGTGCAGAGATTACAATCGGTGATGAGAAACAGCCTGCTAGTCAGGCCACTGCAAGACAGTTTGATGGAGACTTCTATAGACTCAGCTTCTATGATGATGTCTTCTCAGCACAGGATGTGTATGATAACTTCTATGCTGGTCCTGATGCTGACCTAGGTGTCACCACTGTTACTCAACCTGCACGCGCTCGTTGGACTAACACTGCTGTTGTAGAGAATGAGGATGCTGACAACAAGATTATTACCCTTGAAGGAAGCTACACCAAGCCACTAGCTAGCAGCACCACTCTAACTGTAAGCGCAAACATCCCAGCAGCAGAGACACGTCTAACTGCTGTTGGATTCACTGGTAACACTAAGGACATTACTCTTGCTGCTGGTGAAACAGACTTTAGCATTGAGCTTCTTATGACCAGTGCTACGGGTGATCAGGGAACTCAGGTTTCTAGATTCTACCTCACTGCTGACAGTGGCACTGACTCAGTGGTTAGCGACACCTCTGCTTGTGTCGTTCAACTGATTGACGGTCACGTCCCTGACAACACTGGAGGCACTGGTGGCGGCGGTGGAGGTAATGGTGGCACTGGTTCACAGGTCACTGAGATTACCACCGACTCTGGCGTCACTTGGTATTTCGATAGACAAGTTGAGGCTGGTCAGTTCGTAACTGGTGACTGGTGGGTAGTTGGTCCTGTCAATGTGATCGACATCTTCCCACGTCCTACCAACGATCCCAACATGGGATACATTCACGGATCTATGATCAACCCAGCCACCCCAACTACACAGGGTGAGCTAACTGGTCATGAGAGAACTGACTCCACTGATGACGACTTCACTGTGGATGTATCGGCTATGACGTTCGACAGCAATGTCGTGCAGCCTTACAGAACTCAGGGCTACGTCAACTACGAGATTCAATACACATCAGGAAGAATTCCATACGACCACTCTCTTAACGCAGGCTTCCCCAACGGACAGCAGGTTAGCCAGAGCAACCCCATCACTCTAGCGGTAGGTGACACTCTGAACTCATCGTGGACTCACCAGGAGGGGCCTTACTGGCCTGGAAGCACCGAGATGGCAGAGGTATACATGGATGGTCAACTTGTTCGTTCCGACTACGAGCTAGGCAAAGCACCTTGGCAGCAGTCTGCTAAGACTATCCTAGGGTCCTCTGACAGATCTACAAACCTACTCATTGAGCCTCTTACGGTTCTTGAGGAAGCACCTGCTGGTTACAACAGCGGTGGGTCCAACACTGGTGGCGGATCTGGTGGTGGAGGTATCTCAACTGTCTACCGTGAGGCTATGCTCCCCAGCCGCCTTGGCACTTGGTATACTCCAAAGACCAAGTGGATAAAGGATGTAAACGGAAACAACCAGGGACTGAACGTGTGGCAAGATCTTAACAGCATCGGTGTCAAGATGGCACTCCGCTGGAAGAACCACTCCAAGCAGACCCCTCCTTACGATCCTCCCTACACCGCTGGTGAGTATCAGAGTATGCTTGATGATGGCATGGAGTTTATCGGTGTTAGATCCTTTGGTCTTAGCTCTGATGATCCTGACCGTCCCTCCTCCTTCAACAAGCTCCATGGTGATGCAGTTACTGGAACTCCTCTAGAGGATGGAACCCCTGTATCTTACAGGTGGGTTGGATTCGCCCACGATGACTGGCCCATTCCCTACACTGGTGTGGACGCAGACGGTGATACCGTTGAGCCCAAATACTGGATGCTTGGACATGAGCCTGAGCTAGCTGGTGTTGGTATCTCTCCCTGGGATCTTAACACTGATGGCACTCGCAAGTGGACCATGTGGGACGGTGAGGCAACCTACAACACTGGCGACAAGGTCTTCATGATCGACCGTCAGTCTGATTACACCGACCCCTACGAGACCATGTATGGTAGGATGCAGGTGTTCCGCGCAATCCAGAACGTTCCTGCTGGAACCTCTCCCCTATGGCAGGTAGCCCCTGGATACAGCAACCAATACATTCCTGCTGACAACGCTTACTGGGTGCGTGACACTGGTGACACGAACGTAGACTGGGGCCACGGTCCTGGAGCTTACGCTATCGCTCAAGCAGCTAGAGACTTCAAGGCAGCCTACCCAGAGCAGAAGCTATACTACTTCTACTCTAAAGGCGTATGCGTTGCTGGATGGAACGGTGTTGATGGACGACTTCGTCCTGGTTGGACTGACCCTGAGTTCGGACTCTACGAGGATCAGCTATCTTACTTCTCCGCTATCGCTAGCATCCCAGAGATTGATGGATTCCTCTTCGACTACTATCCATTCAACTCCAAGCCAACTGGAAGAAGCGGAGCAGACAACGACGATCCCCCCTCTGTCTACACCAACCCAGTCTCCAACGGAACCTACATTGTAGATGATCCTAAGTGGGTTGTCTCTGGTGTGCACCGTATCAAGGACTGGTCTACTAGTGACGACTTCCCTGAGGGCAAGCCAGTCTATGTGACCTTAGCTGCTACTCCTAACTTCGTGTCTGGTCTAGCATCTGACACTAATAACCCTGATCCTACTGCTGGTGGCCTTATGGCATACTACCACTGGGATAGGCCAACAGTTCAGGAGCAGAAGGATCTAGTTCTATCCTGCGTCAACGCTGGTGCTGATGGATTCATCTGGTATAACCACACCTGGAAGTGCGTTCCTCTCGATGCAGCTACTGCACCTTGGACACCTGCTGATGTTAAGATTATCTCTGCTGGTCCTGTTGCAGACTTCTGGCCTTACGCATACAAGAACTACTTCAACAACGACAACTCTCCAATCCTTGACAAGGATGGTAACCCCACCAACCTTCACGGTAAGTATTTCCCTGACATCCCCAACGTCAACCTATCTGGCGATGGAACCTGGGAGATGATGACTGAGGTATCTCAGTATATCCTACAGCTACTTCCTGAGCTAGAGGACGAAGAGTTCGGTGGAGCTATCACTCCTCCCGTGGTAGACTCTCCTCCTGTCACTGGGGCTACTGGATACTTCCGTCCCTCTGTCCACCTAGCACGCGCAGGTAATGAGGCACAGAAGGTTCCTACCTACCACACCTCTTCTGTTGATGCTTGGCTTGATGCAGGTAAGTTTGCTAACCTACCTCTCACGCTACAGAACAATATGTATACCTTTGATTACGACACGTTCATGACGCCTTACCCAATGGGCTACACGACCGATGGAGTGACCGGGGTCCCCAACCCAGAGGATTACTACTACCTTCTCCCTGACGGAAGAAAGTATCAGTATCGTTACGCAGGAGGTATTAGTAGAGTTACCTCGAACAACATGGCTGCTACTGATTACTTCTATGTAATTGGTCAGCGCTTTGGTGCAAAGAGACAGGGAAGTAACTACGGTGGAGTAGGTGGAGTGATGAGCCTCGTTGACGATGTGATGGTGGCTCTGAACAGCGACATCCCCCGTGAGCATAAGCGTGCCCTCCTTATCTGGTTCATGCAGTATGCCATTGACCTAGACGCACTCTATCGCAACGGTCAGAAGTGGCTACCTAACGGTGACCACAGCAATGGTCGCTACACTCCCATCCTACTCAAGCGTCTCATCTTCGATGAGGAGATTGATAGTCTTAACCCCAAGCACTTCTCTGAGAACAGACAGATCTCTAGAATTAATGACATTGACGAGGCTAACTTCTACGTCTGCCAGTCCGAGAACCCAGCCGCAGACGCCACTACCTCTGGTGAATGTAGAACCTATCAGATAGGCTTCGACGTTGGTCAGTATACACCTACTGATGGTCTAGAGGCAGCAGGTAACGGAAGCGACAACATTCAGGGTATGCCCTTCGAGGATGACCACGCTCTTGTGACTCAGTGGACTCAGTGGGGATGGCCTCCCTACCGTGGCGACACGACCAGGGGCCTGACTGCTGACGTTCAGAACCCTAAGTATATGGTCCAGACATCCAAGCAGCGTTATGGTATTGCCATCGGATGGCGTGCCATGAACATGATGGATAAGTATCGCTTCAACGAGTTCTTCGATCACACTGATAAGGCTGCTCTTCTTATTCAGGACTACCCTTACGTTGACAATGCTGTAGCCAAGCGCAGCCCCAAGGTTCTTCCTTGGCTAGGAACTGACAGCACTCCTGGGCAGACTCGTATGGCTAACGCACTGCTGTATGACCTATGGCGTCCTCTAGTAGGCTACGACTACGACCTTTCTTCTGACACTCACAATTATATCTCTAACGCAGAGAGTGGTAGAGGTAGCGTCACTCCTGTCACTCCCTACGCTAACCTCAGCGAGGCGCTAGGTGTGACCTTCCCCGAGCCTCCTGCGCCTGGAGGAACAGGTGGGCCTAGCCAAGGTGAGGTAGGTAGCAACCCCTTCTACCCTGGAATTGGATCAGAAGGTAACGGTGAGCTATACCCACCAGCCATTGACGATAGTGTTACTAACCCTGACGCGGTAATCAATGGAGCCAACACTGGTCACAGAACCTCACTCGGAGACATGACCGTAAGCTCTGTCCCCACTACAGGTGATGCCTGCTTTACCTTCGCAAGACAAGGTGACTGTGCAGGTTACACAGACTGTATTGAGGTTCCACCCGAGGGTATGATTGTTAGTGCTGTTGTCTTCTCATCAGTTGACAGCTACCAGAACAACAGACTGATTCAGATCGACAACGATATGAACTACGACCTGTCCTTCGTGGACTGTCTGTTCATCGGTCAGACTCACTTCTTCCAGCGCTACTCAGACAACGGCGGCACTGTAAAGACTGCTGATCTTGGGAAGTCCACTCAGAACGGTGGGTGTAAGTATACGATATCCAAGGCTCAGGCTGCAAGCTCTGACAGTATTGACAACCTTCACATCCTATGGAGTAGCTTCCGTGGAACTGCATCTAAGATCATTAGCGCACCTGTCAGGACTCTAAAGCGCGTGAACTTCGACTGGTATACCGCTGACGCTGTCAACATGATGCCAGTAGGAACGTATGGTGCAGGTCAAGAGCCTTACCACTTCGAGGAATGCTGGTGGGGAGATAGCTCTCACGTCCGTGGTATGGCATCGTGCAACCCTACGGATAGTCCCTGGCTGTTCGACTGCTCAGAGCAGAGCACTTACAACGGATACGATGTAGAGAACTGCAAGCCCTTGCACTACACTCAGTGTGGTCAGTTTGCTTATGGGTGGTCATGGCCCGAGGGTGATGAGGTTCACTGCGATAGCTATCAGATTGTGAGCACTCAGTTCGAAGAGTTCAGGCTAACTAAATGCACCTTCGCAATTAACCCATCACTATGGAACCCCAAGAACGATCCAGCTTGGAACTACCGCTGGGTTCTCAACACTGCTGCTAGATACTCACCACTATGGCACGATGACGAAACTCATCTATCTGCCATGACTGTGGACGGATACCCTGCACCTCCTGTCTCTACCTCAGCTACAATTCTAGAGCGTATGCAGGACAAGAACCTACAGGTCAACGGCATTACTGCTAAGATGAAGAAAATCATCTTTGATAGATGTAACTTCATGGGAGCAGGCTCTAGCTACCACAGCGTTCACAACGGTAAGTATCAGATCAGAGATGGTCTATGGTCTATCAATGGATGCCCTGATCCTAGCACGCCTCTCTACCCTGGTGGTGGTAACGACCCTGCTGGTTCCCCTGGATACGAGCAGTATGATACCAGATACTATAACGTAACTAGATGCACCCAAAACGTTGGCTATAACGTCAACTGGGGAACCCTCTACAATGATGGTCCTACTGAGTGGCACTTCTCATCCTGCACGTTTGGCAACGCTAACAAGAGTGCAATGTGGCAGCTACATTCAGATCAGAACCTATCCATTCCTCATGAGGTTGTGCTAGACATTGATCCTCAGGCCATTAGCACGGCCCAGTCCACCTCTGTTCTCTCCTCCTGTGATGAGCTTAGAGCAGCAGGCTACACTGACGCCAACGGCTGGACTGGGATGGATGCCTGCGAGGACAACTTCGACTCCAAGCAGATCTTCACTGACGGCAACAACAAGTTCATCGACATTGAGACTGGTCAGACATGTCAGAACATCAGGATGAACGATGGCACTAATGTGTATGGGACTATTAACCCTGCCTTCTCTATCGAGGATTTCATCGCAGGTAACCCTGTTGTAGGTAACAACGTCAGCGTTATCAATGTTCTGAACAGGGAGCAGAAGGGGGATGAGGATGACTACACTATCTACCAAGACACCTTCTACCACCCCGACAGGACTAGTGGAGTTACTGGAACCAACGTGTTCCCTGCCTATTTAAGAAAGCCATACACCAGCCGTGATCGCTGCCAGTGTGAGGACTGATTATGAATATCCTATATCATCAAGTATCTAAGCTAAATGGACTCGGTGTAAAGATCGAGGCTGCTGACCCTGGTGTCAGTATGTTCAAGCCAGGGATCAGTGGTGATGTGTCACAAGGGGGTTGGGTTACCCCTGGACGATACACACTTAGCTTTGATCCTGATGTTTTAGGAGACAGGTTGAATGAAGCTGCTGCAAGGGGAGAGATGCTTATGTATAAGATTATCTCTCGTCCCTTCGGCAGTTTACCATTCACCAACGACAACTTTACTATCCCTAATGGATGGGACTACACCTCTGGTGTGCTAGCTACTAGCACTGTCGATTCCAGTGGTTACGAAGGTGATACTTATGGTAACTCACTCAACAGTTCTGGTGATGGAGAGCTTATTGATCCTACCGATACTTACACCGAAGATCGTGCTACAGATTCTATCGTAGTTACACTGTCTGATGGTGATACTCTAGTGGTAGGCATAGGAACCTATGGAGGAACTTTGGCTAACCCTGCTGGATCAGATGGGTTTACTGTCCACTGTGCCACTCACCCTGGCTATCGTGCCCTGCCCTTCGGCCAAGGCACTGGGTCTTATGATGCTGATGTCTGGTCTAACTTCAAGACCAAGGTTACTGAGGGCCTTAGTGCACTGCCTTACAGTGCCGAGCTAGCCTTCAACGCCACGACAGTCCCCACTATCTATGTAACAGAACCTTACGAAGTGGAGTGCGATGGAGAGGTCGTTAGCGGAGTGGACTGCTCCAGCTATTCTATCACAAGAAGCACTCCCTCTACCACTTTTATAATCAACTACTTGACCAAGGCAGTAAGGACTTTTGATAAAGATTCCTTCACCTTTGAGCAACTGGCTAACATTCTATACAACACTGCTATTAGACAGTGGCAGACTCACGATACTTCATCAGCCTATAGCATCTCGGATTACCAGATGATGTGGAAGGTGTTCAAGTATGCCTGCTACAATGCACAGTATGGTTCAGGTGATTGGTGTGAGGGTATCAACGCTAAGAGACATATGGCTCACGGTGTAGCCAAGGCATCTGTCAAGAGACACCTAGCAGCTATGAAGTTGTTCTTCTTTGCTGCCGTAATGGATGCTACCTCTGCTCCTGTTGGAACCTATACTCCTGCATTCGAGGGACTATGGAAGATGGCCTCAGTCGCACAGACTATGAGAGCATCTTACCCATCCGTTATATCTTACGGACGCTTCAACCAAGGTAGCAATCTTACTCCATCAGGTGACACTTATAACTGGGTGTCAGGTATTACAACCGACAACGTAGGCCCTACTGGTAGAGCATTCATTCCCATGTATGCTGACAAGGAGTATCGTCAGGCAGGCATGGCAATCAAGCTATGGTTCGCCAAGCTCCTAGGCATGGAGCTACCAACAGACATCGAGCAGTTCCTTCACGTTCCACAGAACGGAGTAGCTATCACAGATCCTTGGGGCGTGAGCAACTCTCGCTTCGGCCACATCTCCAGCCCCAACGGACTAGGCTCCTGCTGGTCTGATGAACATAACCTTCTAACCTCTGAGGCTATGCAGTGGCTTTGGATGACAGGGGAGTATGACCACACGTCTATGATGCAGTGGTTCACTAAGAACATTAACTTCTATGCTCCTTATCGTATCGCATCGCTGTCTGGTATGCCCATGGCATTCAAGCTCATGAGCAACAGCGTGAGTGGCGTGCAGAACCTACAGTCTGCTGACGATGGCTCAGGTGTAACTCTTACATGGACTGACGAACTGGACAGAGACTACGAGGTTTATCAAGTTAGCGTAGTGTCCTCTTATGAGGGAGCTACTCACCCTGACAACGACCTAGTCTACGGATCCTTCAAGGGTGATTACAAACTAGTAGCCACCACTTCTGATCTATCAGCACGTATTGCTGTCCCTGGTGATGGGACCTATCGCTACGTTGTCCGTGCTACATCTCCCATTAAGTCTCGTAACACTGAAATCCTTACCCACGTTGTATCAGGTTCTACTGGATGGGAAGGTAGCAGTGTTACTGATAGTCGCTCTGGTATTAGCTGGGATCTAAGTAACACTGGCACTGTAGGTGTATTCGTTGACGGTAGTCCTTGGGTCCTAGGTCCTGCTATTATCACAGGCTCCAACGCTGACGCTGACGTGGTAGACTTAGAGGTTGGACAGGCACAGCCTTTCGACCCACGTGGAGACAACTACGATGGAAGCGCAGCAGCCACTTGGCCTCTAACACTATCTGGAGGTAGCTCTGTGATCAGCACTGTCTCTGGAGTTAGTGGTGTCAGTGACATGGGTATACTAACTGTAGTGTCTGCTATCCCACATCGAGGCGACTTCCGCCCTGCTCCATACGCAGGTGCGGTTAACTTACAATTGAATACTAGTGATGTTAGCACTAGCACCTTCGCTTCTAGCATTGATTCTTCTGGTGACATGTTCCTGTCCCCCAACAGCACTAGGGTGGAGACCTACAGCTACAGGCTAGATGATGTGTGGTATTACGGAGACTCTGATGTCAGCGCTCAGGCACGACGCAAGCCTCGCCCACGCCAGATGCCTAGAAACTCTACGGACGCAGCCATTGTATTCCATGAAGCTGCACTCCTATTACACTCCTCTGATGCTGACAAGGATCTTCTACTCAACCCTATGGTTCAGCAGTGCATTGACATGGTGGGCTCCTACGAGTCCGCTGCTGCCGCTGGAGCCCGACCCAACCCTGTTGTCGCACGATCCGCTGGCGTCCTTCTCAAGCGCTTCCAAGGGCTCTCAGGAAGCTACCTTCCTGCTGCCTCTGGCACACTGCTAGACAGTAGGGTCTACCTGATCGACACTGCTGATGACCGTAGCTTCTCTGGCACCACTATCGCTGGTGTAAGCGCTAGTGGTGTTCGCAGTGTTAGTGGTGATGCTATTGGATGGACTGTTGATAACACGACCAGCACCTACGCAGGATCCATGGAGGGTGAGACTCTGACTGAGTATGAAGGCTTCGACCAGGAGTCTGCACTAGAGGCAGAGCGAGGTGATACTCGTTGGGCAGCAGCCGAGACACTTTCCATGATGCTGTTCGGTGATGCCGAAGCAGACTATGGTAACGACGTAGCACTAGCCTACGGCCACCAGAACGCTAGCCGTCCTGTGGTTAGAGGTGGAAGAACGATGGGCGAGCTAGCTTCTCCCTTCATGCGCCAGTCCTTCGATAGCTTACAGGCTGTCTTTACCTCAGGAGTTACCGCTGCTGACTCAGGTCTACCACCCATGGGTAGTATTCCTGGACCAAACACTCTCCAGGCTTCTGGAACTCACCTTCTTAGAAACGTTATCGACCAGCCTGGATACTATTCTAACTTCCGTGTCAATGGCACGGTCCATATCCGAGCTAACGATGTTCACCTATACGGTGGTAACATTGACGCACGCAACGAGAACCATTGCATTGAAGGTGGTGGATTCTCAGGTCTTAGGGTAGAGAATTGTAACCTTACAGGCTCTACCAAGGCTGCCATCAATGCTGATAGTGTAATCGTTAGAGGCTGCACCATCTATGGCATCAAGGGCAATGGGCTCAATATTGGTGGGCATGGCTCTTTGGTTGAAGCTAACTACTTCGATGACATTGCTACCGTAGGTGATGGAGATTACTACGGTGTTGTCGTCAATGAGGGTAGTGATATTAGCATTGAGTGGAACTACTTCAACACTCCTTACGACGCCAACGGATCCAAGGTAAAGAACTGCGTCCGCATACGTCCTGCACAAGGTAATGTGCAGGACGTTACAGTGTCTGGTAACTGGTTCCGTGGTGGCACAGGTCCCGCCATAAGGGTAGGTGCCTACCCATCAGCAGGCTACACTATCTCTGGTATTCAGATAGTAGCCAACAGGTTCAGTCAGGAGTCTGGCACCACTGAGGCTTGGTCTATTGCAGCGCCAATCGCCGCCGGGGTTACCACAAATGACAACAAGTGGTGGAACCCACAGACTAACAGTGTAGTCCGAGATGTCATAGATGACCCTGATTACAGCGCACCAGGGTCACCCTCCCCAGCATAAAATATATTCCCTAAAGCCTATCTAGACCACCTAGATAGATGTAGGAGAACGCTATGAAGTCTATTACTAACGACAGCCTACAGGCTTTCGAGATCAACGTTGCCTACCCTACAGGCACTCAGCGCGTGTGGCTAGGTCCTAAAAAGACTATTGTAGTTCCTGCCACCGCAATTACCCCACAGTGTGCCCTTATGGCACGCAGAAGGATTCTGCGAATTAGAAACATCTGAGGATAACAATGGCAAACTTTGTAAGCCCCGGAGTCTACGTTGTCGAGAAGGACAATTCTGACTACCCCGTATCAATCAACCCTAGTGTGGTGGGTCTTGTTGGTTTTGCCAACCGTGGTCCCGTCAACGATGCTACTCTCATAACGGCAGCCGAGCGCCTTACTCAGGTCTTTGGTCGCCCTTCCGAGACAATCTACGGACAAGGTCTAGAGGGTGCGCTTGAAATATTAGAGGCAACCAACAGCCTTTATTTCATCCGTGCTGCTTCTGACGATGCAACTGAGGCAAAGGCTCTTGTTCCCCTAGGTGCCTGTCCCGCTGCCGAGCTTACCGCTTCTGGCTTTGGAACGTCCGCTGGTCTGGTTCTTAAGGCTCAGGTCTTTGACGAGAACGGTATTGCCCAGTTCAACACACCTAAGACCTACACCATTCCAGCCTCTACACCTAGCGTGAACACTCAAGGAAGAGCCGTTCGTCAGGCTATAGGTGGTCCTTTCGATGGTGCCAAGCTCTTCGCAGACTTCGACACTGCTGACGAAAGTGTTGCTTATATTGGTGGTGGCTTTGCTGGATCCTCCTGCCAGCTATTCCTATCAGCCTTCGAGGTTGACGGGTCCACTCCAGTAAATGTCCTCAAGGCACTAGATATTGCAGGTAACCCTACTGGATCACTCTCATCTGTGGTCCAGGTTCGTGGAACCACTCTCCTTGCCGATAACACTAACTCTAGTGTTTGCTACGAGGTCGAGTCCCTTTATCCTGGTGCTGGTTACAACCGAGGGATTACCGCTGCTGGTGGCTTCTCAGGCACTGCTGCTGTTGTTCAGCGTTTAGGAAGCGAGCTTGCTTTCCTAGGTGTCGAGGATGAAGGAGCTATCTCCGAGTCCTACAAGGTTGGTCTTGTCGATGGCGCTTCCTTCATTGAGGATGTGATCAACACTGGTCGTGTCGATGCAACCTCTGAGTATATCCAAGGTCGCCTCATCGCATCTGGTGAAGACTTCGATGCTGTTCCTCTCACTCAGTTTGCTGATAAGCTCTCACTCCTAGGTGCTCCCGTCACTGCTTACGGTGTGGGTCCTGCCGAGGCTGTCTATACTGTGGGATGGGACGGATCCTACGGCGGTGGTGCTGCTCCTGGAGCCTCTCCTGCCTCCAGCCCTGTCGGAGCTAGCCCTCGCTTCTGTAAAGTTCTTACTGGAACCTACGGACTCGCTGGTGGTGACAGTGGTATCCCAACTGTAGAGAGTGAGGTTGCTGATGCTCTCATAGGCGAGGCACTTGAGCCTAAGACTGGTATGCAAGCTCTTGATGATGACCTTCTTAACATCTCAATGGCTGCTGTTCCTGGCATCACTATCCCCTCTGTTCAGAATGCACTGGTCACCTTGGCCGAAAGCACTCAGAACTTCCTAGCAGTAGTCGCTCCTCCCTATGCCATCGGTGGTGCTCAAGAGGCTATCGAGTGGACTAATGGACTAGGTGGTGATCGAACTGGGGCCATTAGCTCCTCCTACGCTGCTGTCTACTGGCCCTGGGTCAAGACCTTCTCACCCTTCGATGGATCTGATCGCTGGTATGACCCTTCTATCTTTGCAATACGTCAGATGTGTGTCACTGATGAGGTAGCCGATCCCTGGTTCGCTCCAGCAGGATTCAACCGTGGTCGCCTCACCAAGCCTTCTGATGTTGAGGTTCGACTTAACCAAGGTGACCGTGATGCTCTCTACTCTGGTGGAAACGTTGTTAACCCAGTCGTTAACTTCCCACAGCAAGGCATTACCATCTTCGGTCAGCGCACCGCACAGCGCACGCCAACTGCTCTTGATAGAGTTAACGTTCGTCGCATGATGATCGTCCTACGCAAGACTTTGCTGGCTAGCACTCGTCAGTTTGCCTTCGAGCCTAACGACAGTGTAACCTGGGAGAAGATCACCAACGTGGTCGAGCCTCTCGTTGACGATATCCGACGCCGTCGTGGTATCACTGAGTTCAAGGTCATCTGTGACGAGACAACTAACACTCCCGTCCGCGTTGACCGCAACGAACTATGGTGTAAAGTTCTAATCAAACCTACGAAGACTGCTGAGATCATCGTCTTCGAGTTGAACCTCACCAACCAATCCGCAACCCTCTGATAAGCCATGGCATTCCGCTCCTCATATTACGCTAACAACCTTAACCGTGACCTCACGGAGAACGAAGGACTACCTGTAATCTCACAGGACCTAGACTCAGTAAGGTCATACCAGTGGGAGGTTACCTTCTACCCACCACAAGGTGTCGAGACTCCCTCGGTATTCTCCAAGCCATTGACGCTGGCTGCTAAGAGAGTTGGTGGCTTCGGCTACACAATGCAGGACATTGCTGTGGATCGTGTCAACGACAAGGTCTTCTACCCTGGTCGTGTGCAGCAGGACGAGCTAGAGGTTCAGTTCGACAACCTGCTTGCTACCAAGACTGGATTCCAACTCTACAAGTATATGACGAGCGTTTG